CCTGCATATACTCCTGCTGTGTAGCTATGGCCGTTGTCAGCGTAAGGTTTCCAATCTCCCCCTTACACTTCTCTGCGCCAGCCTCCATAGTTCTCTGCATCGCCCCAAAAAGAACAATATCCGATGTTTTCAGCTTTCCGGCTTGCAGTAGTGGCTTTGCATCCTGCAACATTCCGGTCAGGCCTGCATCCTGGAACAGCCGCAATATTTCTGTATCGGATTTTCCTGTCAGAACGCCAACTTCCCGGATTACATCATTCATCAATGCTCCGGACTGCTTCGCCTGTTTCAACTGCCATTCGGCTGTCGGTGTGATTCTTCCAGTCTTTGCTATCCTTCGTGCCACATCTCGGATGATCTGCTCATTCAGTACATCGCACATTCCCAGATAGCCGGAAGAAAAGCTATTCAAATATTCTGGTGTCAGCACTGCTCACACCTCCTATTCTTCTGTAGGGAATCTGGCTACCGGCTCCGGCATCATGCTCTTCGCCTCTTCCTCCGAGCACCCGAAATACCACGCAAGAAACGCTTCTGTTTTCAGCTTTCCAGCAACCACCATGGACCATCTACGCTGATACTCAGCTTCTGTGTCTTCCAGAACTCCATCGCCCCAGTTGCAGTTCAGCTCCGTTTCTCCGTCCGGAACCATATCATAAAGCAATGCCAGAACTCTCATGGCGTATATGATTTTCTTGAATCCTTTATGCCATGCGTCCTGCATCGCTGTTACCGTATGGTATGACCTCTGCTTTGATACCCGGATTTCGTATGCCGTTTTCTCAATGTCCGTTGGTTCAGACAGTGTACCGTAGGCAAGGCCGACCAGGAATTCTATTTTCATTAGCTGCTTATTCAGTCCCTGGAACAACGCTTCGTGGCGAATTTGCGGTGCATACTCTTTCAGCAGCCCTTTGTTGGTTCCGTCCGCACTGTCGAAGTCAAATGTCTTGAACATTCTTTCCTGTCCTGCCGGAAGAACCGGTTTTCCATGCTTATCTGTCTGGAACAACTCAGAATCGCCCAAGATAGCAGCTTCTGTGGCTTTGTACTCCCACAATACACGCCCGTACTGAATGTCAGCTTGTTCTATTATCTCTGTAGCTCTGGAGAACACCGATACCCCCAATGGCGAGTCCGTATCGATATTGTTTGCCTTTGGTACTTTGATGTACGCAAAAAGCGGCTTGTCGATGTTACCGATAATTACCGGCTCTTCCGACAGGCCCGCCCATTCATCCACCTCAGACAGTGGCACTTCTTTCCGGAATCTATCCCTCACAGCATAGGTTCCATCATCGTTGTACTGGTAAATCTCCTCAGATTTGAACGCCTTGTTGATGATCGTATAGGTCATTCCCGTAAGCTCATGGTATTCAAGCCTGGTATACAGGTAATCCCCTATCTTCTTTCCTTCCACGAACACCGCCGCCGTTATCTCTCCTTTGTTGTTGAACGCACAAGGGAAGAAATCCACCGCTTTCACGAAATCCAGCTCGATTGCCGTTGGTCTTCCGTTTTCGTCTATGTTCGTCACGAACGGTTTTACTGCAATAGCTCCACCTTCGCAGTACATCTCAACAAATTTGTTCAAGTCTGTAAGCTGGTCTTTCAACTGCTCATTGATGAAATCAGCCATCGGACTGCCAGTTACCTCCATGCTGAACTCCGTTAGTATCAGCCTGGCAAATTCCTCCGAAATCGCTGACGGCAGATTCAGAGGAATCACATTGTCTTTTCCACCTCTCCAGGGCGGTTCATTCTTGTACATGTTGTGCCACAGCTCTATGGCATTCTGCATTACTCCGGATTCGCATATATCAACGCCCAGGGCTTTTTCCACACTGTTATTCGGCACCAATCTTCTCAACACCTTTCTCAATATATTTGCAATTCTCAATCAGTTCACCCCGTCTTCTTAATGAATTTCTTTATCCTCTTCTCGAAGCTGTACTCCATAGCATCCAGAGAGTCAATGTCACTGGTTCCATCATCCAGACGCTCCAGTTCCATTTTCTTCGGATTCCAAACCGCCATGCTGATAGCTTCGAGAACGCTTTCACAATCTGGTGTAAAGAACACACGCCCGGTTGCCGAGAGCGTGGTCATTGTGAAGATACGGTCTGTAATCTTGCACTTGGCAGCATTCGTGACATTGATATTTCCCAGTTCCGCCTCAATCATAGCTTTCTGCAAACCTCGTTTCAGCACCAGTTCCGCAGAATCGCAGTACACATTCGTAATGAATCCGTACCGGTCCAATATCTTCTCAACGAATTTCATAAACATCCGGTTCAAATCATCGGGGTCTGTTCCGTCTGCATCGTGCCATTCAGAGGACAGCACATACAGTTTCTCATATCCCTGGGTAATTCCAGACGCAACAAAAGCGTGGCCGGAGCCGTTACCTCCGAAGTCCACGCCTATATTCAGCTCTATGAACTCTCCACGTTTCGCCATGTCAATCGTCTCTTCCAACGGCACGATGTACTCATCGTCCTCCGCCGCTATGGAAGTTGCCAGCTTAACGTATATCAGGCCTTCTGCAATACTTCTCTTACCTTCAATATCTCGGATGTACCAGATGCTGTCCTTGTCATACTGGCTGACAATCTCAGCTATTCTCTGCTTCGGGATGTTGATATTCTCGAAGATATTGAAATGCTCGTAATTGTAACCACCCAGAAGCTCTCCCTTGGCCGCTTTCTCAGCGTATTTGTCAATGTAATCAACGTATATCGCTGCCTTAGGATGGTCTGGGTTCAAGTCCCAGAAGATTTTTCTGTTCTTGGCTGCCAGTTGTCGGTTGAATGCCTCTTTGATGGTGTTGTCATGATGCAGGTTGATCTCGGTTGCAATCCACATACCGTATGAGTTACCTCGGATTTTCTTGTAACTATCGGACGCTGCACCTCCGGCGAAGATTACAATCTTGTCTTTGTACCCCGTATCCGGGCCATTTATCAGCAGGCAGTCATTCCCTTTGTACTGAGTCCACCTGCACTGCCCACGAAATATATACTCAAGACCGAACCCATTAGCATCTCCAATGTTCAGCTTAGCATTCGCCATAGTCGAACCAGTCGCCAGGTGGATTCTATCCTTCGTCGTTTTTAATTCGTGAGCAAATGCGAAAACATTATCTACCGTCTTACCGGAACGAACAGCACCTTCCAGGATATTGTAGGTACTGTTCGCACAATTTTTGATATACCGCTTGTGCTTGTCGCTGAAGTTGAACCCTATACGCTTGCGCCTGTTGACCTTGACATACGGGTTGGATAAGCCCTTATTCTTCGCCGCCATAAATGTCGGCTTCGATACCCTCCATGTCTTCTATCTCGTAAAGACCAATTTCCTGCTTATCTCTCCAGATGTCCGGCCTACGATTCTTCAACCAGAAACAGCACGCTCCTACGTCCGGTATGATGTCCTCTTCGGTCTCAACCGTCTCTATCTTCGCAGGCTTGGTATTACCGTCTTTGTCCATCTCAATAATTTTCCGGGTTACTTTTGTTTTCTTCTTACTTCCTTTTGCTCGCTTATACAGACTCAGTTCGACTTCTGCATCTGCATACTCTTTTCCGGCGGCCAGAGCCTCTGCAAACTCCGGGTAATCCTTTTTCCAACGGTTGATTGTTCTCGGAGATACCTCGAATGCGTCAGCTAAATCCTCATCCGTACCGCCTCTCATGCACAATACCTTGGCAATTTTTACGAATCTCTCATCATACTTCTGCTTTGCTGCCATTCAACCGCCTACTTCCCTGCCAGGTAGTCAGCCGCCCAGTATTCAATCATCTGCCATTTATTCTTACTGGTAATCGTGCCGTCCTTCTCTGCTTTTTTCAGAGCTTTTTTGATTACTTCTGCCGATTCTACCGGAATGGCAGCACTGCCAAATACTTTCGCAAGGTACGTCCAATCCATGTCCGGGTCAAAACCGGCATCGTCCATTTTCTCATTTGCAGCATCAATCATGGAATGGACTGCCGCCCCTACGTTCCGGATGTCCGTAAACTGCTGGTACTTATCCAGTGTCTCCACGAACTTCTCACACTGCTCATAGGCAGCAACACCGATAATCTCAGCACAACTACCGTTCAGATTCTTCATTAGCGCATCCAGGTCTCTGATCTGGTTCGGAAGGAACGCAAACGCAATGGTCTTGAAATCAAACTGAACCGCCGGAGTATTCAGCTTATCAAACTGCTCCAACGGTTCTTCCAGAATCTCTTTTCCAATATAGCTCTCCATCATATCATCGACGTTATCCATCAGCTTCACAATCTCTCTCAGCGTACTCTCGTCATCAAATCCGGAGAGTGCATTGTGAGCCAACTGCTTAGAAGCTGCCTTGCTTCGGGTCAGCCCACTCTTATCCAGGATAACGATAATTTCTTTCAGACCTGCTTCTCTTGCACTCTTTACTCTGTGATGCCCGGAAATAATCTCCAGTTTCTCTCCCATCAATGCAATTAACGGCAAACTCTCCAACTGCCCTCTGTTCTTGATGTTCGCTGTGAGCTGGTCCTGCATCTCATTTTTCATTATCCTGGCATTGATGTCCTGCTCCTTAAGGTCGGCTAACTGCACCTTCGCAATATACAGCTCCGTACCCATGTCATAAATTATTTCATATTTTGCTTTCTGCTCTTCTGCCACTGTCTTTCCCTCCTTAACCATTCTTCCAATGTTTCCTGCTCTGTTCGGTCAGCCAGCTCCGCTTCGTATGTCAGCTTGAAACCGTTGTTCTTATCCTTCTGCCGGTTTACCAGCTTCATAATACCCCGGACTTCTTTGTTCTCCGGATACTTCGTCAGCATGGCAGTCCGGACTTTCGTTACCTTCTCACGTTCCAGATCGTCCAGGAGCGTTTCTGTGAAGCAATGATTCTGTGCCAACATATACAGTAGTCTACCGAGCCGATACGTGGTGTGTGGGACCTTCATAACGTACCAGATGAAGAGTGATGTGGCTTGCATCTTTGAAATCCCAAATACGCCCGATACCATCCCGTCAATCAGAACAGCTCTATTGAACGTAGCCGATGAACCAACAAAATTATGCGTCCATAGCTGTCTGTAATACTGTGCCTCTGCTGCCTTAATGGAGATGATCTGTACCTTGCTTTTCTCCGTTATCTCGTAATCTCTCGGCAACATACTACAGGCAATCGGTGCCAGCTTACTTTCGGAAGGTCTTTTGATTTTTCTTCCCTCTGCCAGTGCCGCCGCTTCTTCTCCTCTGTTCGAAGTAATGTAGCTGTTCAAATCTGCTCTCGTACCGGCTCTTGCAAATATCGGCTCTCCTACAGCCTCTCCGGTTCTTTTTTCCTGGTAGCAAACAACCAGCGCATTCGCATTCATGCACCGGTCAAACAACTCAATGTGTCCTGTTTCCGGGTCGAACAGCTTATACTCTGGTTCCTTCCAGGTCATTTTCCCCTGTGTGTCATAGAACTTCTCATAGCCGGAGAAGTAGGTCGGTGGATTGGCAATAACCAGCGTGTGTGGATCGTCAAGCACCTCGTCCAGATGATCCCACATATCCAACGGGCGATACGTCATGCCATACATTTCCTTCTTGATATTCTCCAGGCTCTGTCGGATATGCTCAATATGTTCCTCTCTTCTGTCTCTTAAATCTTTCAGCAGATTAAAGAAATACTCATTGCCGGCCGTCTTCGATGTTCTCAGATACATCTGAGCATACAAGGCAACCGCCGGGTCCAACAGTTCCTCATCGGAAAATCCCTGGGCGTGTATCTCCAGTTCATCAAGTGGCTTGCCCGTAATGGCATACCCCATAACCGAACTCATCATAGACACATCGCTCGTCTCAATCTGCTCCGGCTTATACCCGTTCTGGATTGCCAAGTTGCTCATGGCGAATGTTCCGGCACATGGCTCCACAAACCTCGTATACCCGTTCTTCGCAGCATTCTTTATCAGATTTACCAAGTATCTCTGCTCCACCGTACCCAAGCACCCCAAAAACATCTCTCCTGGGTCTCTGAAAAATGCCATTGCTTATCAACTCTCCCTTCTCTCGTTTGCATTAAAAAAGGCACCGTACCCTTTCGGATGCGATGCCGTTGTTTTTGGACCGGAGCCATGCGATGAACATGGCCTCAACTATGGAATAGTCGTGTGCTGCCTACACCAGCTCCGGATATTATATTAAAGCGCCCATACCAAACAGACTCATTTGCTGGTAGCCATCATCTGGCTTCGTCTGCACTTCGGGCTTCTTACTTGTCGTTGCTACCTTCTTTCCCTTCGGGGGATTCGGGTCTGGAAGTTCTTCGATAATCTCTCCAGTGTTCTCCACCCACCACTCAGCAAAAACAGTTCTGTGACACCAATCTTCCGGGATTCTCACATCCTCGTAGCACAGGAGGACCAAATCCTTTCCCTGGGCCGCTGCGTCACGTTCCATCTTCATAACCATGTTGATGATTCTGTCCTTGCCTATGCCGTTCAGCTTCTCGTAATAGGCTTTCTTGAAATCTTCCAGGTTCATTCTCAGCATATACCCTTTCGGTGCCAGTGAGTAGCACTGGTTTTCCAGTCTGTACGCCAGTTTGAATTTCGGCGTCCCGATGCTGATTCCTACACAGTAATATTTGCCATCTGCAAGCTCTTTGTTGCTATATCTGCTCGTATAAATTCCCATTGTCCGTCTGCTCCTTTTCCCTTGAAAAACCGTTGTTTTCCATACTTTAATTATACCAGATTACCTACCTAAGTACAGGGAATACAGGCTGTTTACCGTTTTTTAAGAATCCCTTCCTCCGGCTTTGCGGTCCGAAGACCGCCCAGCCATCAGAGAAGGAAAAGTCGATTCACAGTGCTCCATTTTTATGGTGTGACATATGGGCTTTTGGCACTTACTACGTTACCACAGGTATTTTACCCTCGTCAATTCCATATTTTCTACTGTTTTTGAACCCAGTTTTCTCACACACCCAACAGGTACACCGCTATGATTTTGCAGGCGTTACCGATGTCCTTATAGACAGTCTTCTCACTCACGCATTCCTCACTCGCAATCTGAGCAACCGTCTTTTCTTCCTCCGCTATGTAGTATTCGTACACTTCCCTGTAACACCGCATAGCTTCTGGCTTTTTCGATGTTTCGCACTCCTCCCGGTACGTCTCAATCGCACGCTCTATCCGGTTGATGTAATACATATTCTCCGCCCTGCGTTTTTCTTCTTTCTCTACTACGCTTTCCTGGCTATTGATATGTGCCGAACCCATCAAATCTCTTAGGAACGCCCACCGTTTTTCTACTTTCTCGCCTTCCGTAAATTCTTCATCTTCCGGGATTTCCCTTTTCAGTCTACGGTAGTCTGATAACAATTTCTTGGTTCTTTTTACTTTGTCAGCGTTACTCTGCTCACGTTTTTCGGTCTTTTTTTGCTGTTCTCTGTACACTTTGACCGCTTCTTTCGCAGATATTTCCGCTATCTGTGTCAACTCTCTCCCTGTTACCTGGTAGATTCTGTTTCCCTCCAGACTCTCCGTTTCCACAGGTACGATTGCCAACAGTTCCTGCTCACTCTGCCTTTCCATATACCGCCATACCTCCTTGACTTTTCTTACTCTGCTCCATATAATGAATCTATCTACGAACATTTGAGGAGCTGCCATGGGGTTATGGCGGCTTTTCTTTTTAATCTAAAATCTGTAACCCAAGTGCTACATAGCCTTCCTGCAATCCGATAAAGTCTCTTAGAACATATCTTACTACCGCTCCGATTTCTCTTCCGCTGTATTTGATGTTGTCCCATTCTTTCAGAATCAGCACATCTCCCACCTGGAAGTCTCTGTCATTCTTCCGGATTTCAAACGGTTTGTTGCCCTCTATCGTTTCCTGGAAATATTTTGGGTATGTCTTCAGCTCGTGTGTCATGCCCTACCTCCTGTACTTCTTGCACGAAGCGAAGTGTGAAATATAGCCTGCTCCATCTCCACACTCGCCTACCAGGATTCTTCCTGTCACTACCTCTCCATCCGGCGTGACAAT